TTCTCCGAGATCGACGTTGCCACCATCCAAATTCTGAATAGCCCAGCTCTTAGCTCTTAAAACGAGCTTTACTCGTTCTTGGAGTTCAGCCCTGGTTTCAATGCCGGCGAGCGGCGAGTCCGGAGTCGGAGCAACCGGTGGCGGAGCGACAAACTTGGCTTTCAAGTCCGTCAACTCAGCCTCGAGTGCGGCGGCTTTTTCCTCGGCACCCTTGCGCTGGGCGGTGAGTTTATCGATCCGTTTCTGGACCGAATCTGAAATTTCCTGTTTAGGTTCCTCTTTTGGCGGAGGTTCTTCCTCCTCGGGAGGTAATTCCTCCGGGGGTCGAATCTCATCCGGCACTTCTGCAGGTGCCGCTGGTGCCTTTTCCGGCGCCGGTTCCTTTGGCGCCGCAGGCTTTGTGTCACCCGATTCTCCCTCCGGACCAAAAGCATCCTTGAAAAGAGGGATGTGGCTTAACAGATCGTCCAAATCCGGCTCGGGTAATGGCTCAGCCGGTGGGAGGGTCTGGGTACCTTTAGGTTCCTCTGCCATGTTTTTCGCAAAAACAAGAAAACGCTAGCCAGATCGAATTGGAGCGTCGACCAGTGCGCTTAGAGACACGTTGTCTCACACAAACGCCTTAAGCGCAATAATGGATTTTAATGGGCCAATTTGTTCCACAAGGAACGTTTAACTTGTGCTCGTGTCGGGATTGGGCCATGATTGGTACCAATCGTTTGTTAAAACTGTCTCGACCCGTCACTGAGTGGTGGCGGGTTTTTTTCGCGAGACTTTATTTCCAGTTTTGTTTGCGCTCGAGCGAGCGCACCGGCAACTCAGGTTTAAGGCCGCCTCTGCGCAGCCGGTTGAAATGCGCGTCGCAGAACCCGCGGGCTTTGGCCGGACGCAAACAACCGGCCACCTTGCACTTTTTCCATTTCGACAACGTCCACTTATTCGCTGGAGGCAAAAGAACCCACTACGGGCGCTGCCTGGTCTTTAATCTCTTCGCGCACCGTGATTTGACGATCCTCGATTCGTTTCAAGACGAGCGCAATTTCCTGCAGGCGTTCGTTGATTGATCTCAGGGTTCCCTTTGTTTCTTCGTCCATAATTCTCAAGGTTCCTCTATTGGGGTTGCACTTTGATCCGCCGGTCCCGGCACGTCGCCGGCTCGCAGTCCCTCGAGATTCGCCAGGATGTAGTCGGCATAGTTCACCCAACCTTGGTAGTAAGCGCTCAACTGAGCGTTTTTAATGATCTCATCGTTGCGAAGCATCGCCTCCGCCTTCATTTTCGCTTCGATCAGCACCTGCCGAATTGCGCCCCAGTGGCGTTTATCGATCTCAGCCAAGACACTCGGTAACTGCTCAAAGGCGAGCTCGGTGATGTCGTCGACGATTTGGAGGACCGGAACGATTGCAGGAACGGTTTCCGGCCGGAAGAACCATTTGAACGGATAAATCGTTGAGCCACTAATCGCGTCAGCCATTGGCTTAAGTCACGCTGAAGTTGATCGCGTTGCTCAGTTGCCCGTCACCGTTTTTCACGCTCACGGCATGAGCGCCTGCCGTAGCGATCTGAGCCGCAGGAATAACTACGCTAAAAGCGGTTTGGGTTGGACTGCCCATCGGACTTAACGCAGTCGTGCCGATTACGGCTTTTGCGCCGGCATCAAAACCTGTGCCTGTGATGTTCACGGTAACATCGATATTGGCTGGCGCAGTGTTTGGGTTTAGCGCGACGAGAGTCGGTGCCGCGGGTTTCGGCAACATCTGCCAATACATCTGGTCAAAATCCGCAGCCTCTTTCTTCTGATGCAGGACTATCCCTCTATATATATAGAAGCGATCTTTGAGCGGCACGCTCGAGCTGTCGATAGTGGCTGGCATCAGGTCACCGTAAAATCTAGGGGAGCGCTGTATTGGCCGTCACCGTTTTTTACGCTCACCGGCAGAACTCCAGGGAATCTGATGTTCACGGCCGCGATCGGTACGGTTAAATTGGTTGCGGTAGCACTGGTCGGGACCAAGCCGTAAGCAGTGCCGATATTCACGGTTGCGCCCGCGTCAAACCCGGTGCCGGTGATATCGACCGTGACATCGGCACCGGCCGGCGCGGTGCTCGGGGTTAGAGCACTGAGCGTCGGGGCAGGCAATCCGCCGCCTGCGGCCAGGTAGAAATCATACAGCCAGCCGAAAAAAGCGTTATCGCCTCCGTAACTGCCGGGGCAGGAATAGATTTTGGCTTTGAGCAGAGCTTGGAACCCCTGGTCGTCATCCCAAGGATTAGATGTCACTTCCGTGGACAGGTTAGGCGCAAAAGCTGGTTGTTGGTCTGGCGGAGCGGGTTGGACAGTTGTTGGCATGGAAGTAAGCGGCGGTTTGCGGTTTCTAGACTACGGTTAAATTGACTGTGTTTGAGATGGTGCCGTTGGCGTTACGCACCTGAATGGGATATGTGCCGGCGGTTTTAATCGTTGCTGCGCTGATCGTGGCAGTGAGTTGGGTTGGAGTTAAAGTGGCCATTGGTTGATCAATGCCACTCAACATGACTATCGCATTGGCATCGAAATTCGTGCCGTTGACCGTCAGCGTGAATGCGGCGTTTTTGGGCGTGCTCGTCGGAGCGATCGTCGTAATTGCCGGCGTTATCACACCTGAACCGGTCTTGTAGCGAGAGGCGACCACGGCAACGGCAACAATAAAGTCAGGATCGCCCTGCCATCGAGCGGGAAAGAGATACTTGCTCTGGTTCCATGCGGTCATAAAGACCGGGTCCAGTTTTGGTGAAAGCTCAGCTTGGTTTGGCGGATTAGCCGGACTGCTTGTGACAGTCATGTAACCGCCGCCGAAAACGGGTGCGTTAGCCATATTTATGGTGGTCCTGGCGGACCAGGTGGAGGTGCCGGCACAGCGCCGGTGAGTTGTTGGGTTGGTCCTGGCGGTACGCCGATCTTGCCGGTTACGGCATTTTGCTGCTGCTGGATCTGGAACTGGAGATTCTTGACCCGGTTCTGGAGCCGTTGCTGCGCCAGGGGATTGGCCCGAATGAAATTCATATAATCCTGGTTTTGCATGGTCTGCTGGATCACCTGCAGACGCAGTTGAGCGTTCTGGCCAGAGGTGTAAACCGGAGGGTCAATGCCGCTCACTATATTGCTAAGCGCATCCTGTTCGTCCTCGATCTCCTGCTGGGTCACTTGGCCTTGCGGGCGCACGATGCGTTGGGCTAAGGCCGGATCGAGCGCTTGTGCTGCGTACTGGGTCAACCCGGCTCGGTCAATCACGCCGGCGGCATCGGTCGCCACCAGCATCGACTGGATTAAGTCCATTTTCTGCTTCAGATACTCGGTATTCAGATCCTTCGCATCGTACTCCAGCACCAGAGCGGTGTTATGCTGGATCGATTTTCTGTCGGTTTGAGGCACACTCTGCGGATCGCCCGAGATCGCAATCCAATCATTGGGATCCATGTACTGTTCGCAGAGTTCGTAGATCAATCCGTATACCTCGCGCAGCTCGCCCAACCACGCATCGATCAAACGTTGCTGCTTGCGCAAGACCTTGTTAGGATCAACGCCTTCCCAGCTTTTGCCGAAATAATTGTATGCGCCCCTTATCGTCGTATTCTCCACCTCAAACGTGGTCTGATCTAGCGGTGGCGGCGCTAGCCACGCTAGTTCTCCTGGGCGCATCACTGCTAACTGCGCTCGCGGTCCTAGCCGGTACTGCTGTTTTCCACGACCAAGCGGTACTTGCAGTGGCGGAAGCGTGCCGAGACTTGTCCGATCATTTCTCGAGTCGCGTTGATTCTTGATCTCGGCCTGATGCGTCATCTCGATGTCGGCTATCCCGCGAGCTTCAACCGCAGAGCGACTTCGGCGTTCACGCATGCACAGGACAAAGGGAAATTTGCCGTGATTATAGGGATTAGGCAGCCGCCGGCCGATCACGTCGGTTACCGGCGAAAAAATCGTCACGTTTATCCGGCGCCGGTTACGCGAATCCTCCCCCCGGTAAAAGGCGTAAAAGACTTCGCACATCTCCCGCATCTGATCGACGTAGATCCGGTTCCCGCTATAGCGAAAGAGCGTATCGGAGTAGTTGCGTAAACCCAGAACACTGGAGCCGGCCGAGTTCAGAATATATTTAGTGAACTTCGGATCCCATTGTTCGTACTGAGCCCGGTCTTCGACAGTCGCCTTGGGGATCACGTCCCGGCGCACGATCCAGGGCAAGAGCTGGAGGTTATAGGCTCCACGAAGAAAAAAGACGTCTTGAAAAGTGCGTAACGCCGTCACTTTCGGCCGGGTTTCTTTGATATAGGGGTTATCGTACTGGAACTGCCCGGTCTGCATCAGGCTGCCCAAAGCAGCCATCGGGTTCTGCACCTGGGGAAAGATCTGCCCGAAGAAGGCGAGTCCCTGCTGAATATCGGTCCGGGTCAGTTGCCCGCGGTTGCTCAACATGTAGGCAAGCACGTCGCCCAGCTCCGGGATCTGCTGGGCGAGCGCCTGAATGTCCTGCATCGTGATCGTCACGACCTCGGAATCAAAATCCATATACCAATCGATCGCCATCACACTCGAACCGTAATGCTGGCGCCATTGGGCCAGGAGTTCTTTCTCCTGGTCGAGTTCTTCAGCCATCATCGCGCGCACGACATAGTCCAAGACCGCAGTCTGGCTGGTTGCGGCTTGAGCGAACGTGGAATTGACCGGCACGGTCTGCATATGGCAGTTCTTGTCTGCCGTGCGCATGATATCGACGTCGTCATTGACAATGTCGTCGACGAAAAAGGGCCGCATATCGCTCGCGCCTTCCCACGGGAATACGTCGCTGCCGGTATATTTAGAATATTTGCGCCCGTCGTTGGTCTGCCCGTTCCACCGGCAGTACCGGGTGTCGTCGAGCTCAGTCATCCAAGCCATGTACCCGCTCGCCTCGGTCACGGCGATCAGGAACTCTTCTTTGACGCGATCGAAGTTCATTTTGGTTTGCAGTAGAGCATGGTCGTTGCCAGGATCTCGGTTTTTTCGTCACCTTCAGCGACAGCCTGCCGCAAGCGCCGGTTCCAGTATTCAAACCATTCTAGATCGGTCATGTGGCTTTTTCTTCGGGTTCGTAGAGTTCGTACCCGTCGCTATGAAGGATCTGATGCCGTTCGCCTACCTTCTTTTCCACGTAACGCTCGAATGGCTCCGGCTGCGGCCTGAAATCGTCAAAGGCTGTATCGATGTCGTCCAACAGATCCCAAAGCTTCCTTTCGCGTTCGGTGATCATCCTAATACCCGCTCGGTTCGATCAACATTAACGATTCGCCCACATCCTCTAGAGTAGCAACGGCAACCCAGCGCAGGCAGTCGACGGGATCTTTGCAGGCGCCGGTTTTCTCGTCTTTGCCGGTCCAGACTTTCAAAGCGAATATGAGCGCTCGGCATGCGCTTGAGATGAACAAGCTCGGTTCTGCGCCAGTTCCCGGCTCAAAGTCAAGCATCGAATTGATCAGCGAGACGCCTTCCTCGAGGGTATCGTTCGGCGCGGGACTAAACGGCATCCCTAAAACCGCGCATTCTTCCAAGAGCGTTGTGGCAGCGTCCGCCGCGTTGGTGGGCGTGTTTCCGAACCGGCTATCCATCCAGCGCTCAAGCACCACCTCGCCCTTTTCGAGAGTCGTCTCGTCCTTAGCCGGCAGTTGCCCCTCAAGTCTCCGAATCTCTTCTATATACCGGCTGATACCCCAGCCAAAGCTCGTCTGGGCGCTTCCCGCTCGCCCATCGGCTTTGCGCCCGTCTGCCTCGGCCCAAGGACCAGGGTCACCCACCCCGGTGATGTAGACGCCTTCAGCGGGCCATTCTCTATAGACCCAGTGCCGGCCACGTGCATCGACCCGCACCCAAAGCATAAACCAGTTACGCTTGCTGGCAGGATCGCAAAAAAAGTAGTTCGTGCCGCTTACCGGGAGATTTTCGGGCTCAAAAACGTGGATCCGTTCCCGGAACTTCGGAAACCGGCTCGCGATCGCCTTGGTCGGCACCCCGTAAGCCCGGGTCTTGATTTCGCTCTTGGGCGCACCTTCGAGCGTCTTGCGTATATTAATATACCCGCCAAAAGGGTTGTCACTGGTCCAGAAATAGATCACACACGCGCCCCGGCGCACACAATGCTGGACCCGGGGCATCTTTTGGTAGCCTAAGAGCTCCGCCGGCTCTTCCTCGACTGTCCGGGCGCCGTCCAGGAACTCTTTAATCGCCGGCGAATAGCCTTCGATAGGCGTAAAGGTGATCAGCAAGAGGCCGCCCCGGGTCACCAGCCGGTACCGGAGCGTTTCGATCCAGGAGAGCGGCACCAGCTCGTCGCACCAGATCAGATCGCAATCCCCACCCTCGATTACCGTGATTTCCTGGGCGTAATTTCTGAAAACGCACTCGCTCCCGTTGGGAAAAATGAACTTGTTCTCGCTAAAACCGTTTTTTTGCGTGTACGCGACGTTGGTTACCCGGCCCTTTTTGACGTCTTTAAGCTCGCCTGGCACGTACTTCCAAACGATCGGTTGCTGCATCTCCACACTATTGGGCTCAGTCGTCTGCAAACACCATACCCGCCGTTTTTCGGCTCCAAGAAGGGTTTCAATGGTCTTAAACCCCGCAAATTCGCTCTTGCTTGCCCGGTTCCCGCCCAAAACCAGGATCTCCCTAAAGCCCTCGGCGATCTTGCGCTCGACTTTCTCCCATACTTTGGGCCGGTAGCCGTAATAAAATGGGTCAGCTACCTCTAGCTCAATCCGCTCGTTGCGCTTGAGCAGGTACGCTTGCGCCCCTTCGGGATCCGCCTCGTACTGTTCCCGGCTCGGCAACGGGTAAACGGGATGGTCATGCAGTTTGATGTTGCCTCCTGTGTCTTTTCTGCCATTCCATTCGGCAAACAGGACAATAGCGCCTACGTTTCCCTGTCCTCCTTAGAAACCCTTGGTCAATCACATAGTCATGTCCTTTGGCGCAATGTGTTTTATGACCATTAATGTACGAAACCACCTTCGGTGAAAGTTCTACATGCTCTTTGCGAGTCACTGCAATTAGGTGTTCCGGATTTACGCAAAGCGGGTTGCCACAACTATGATGGATTTCTTTGCCTTCCGGAACCGCTCCTTTAAAAAGCTCGAACATGATCCGATGGGCGCCTCGTTTTTTGCTTTTCTGACTGACACTCCCATAGCCTCTTTTGCCTATTTGGCCTTCCCATACCCAGCATCCGGAGGCTCTAATACTAAAACTGATCGTTGGACCTCTTCGTCTCACGGAAACTCGACCACCTCATGCACCTCTTCCACCGTGAACCCGGTGTCCCGGTCGCCCCCGCCGGCGTCCCGCCCTAAGATTATCGCCCGCCCGTAGATCGGCCAATCGTAGCCCTCAATCCTAAACGAGGCCAAATCCTTGCCAATCCCACCGTCATCAACCACCACCGTTTCAGTCCGCCCCAGCGGATGACAAAAATCAAGCGCCTCAGCGCCAATGAGCTTGTGCAACTCTGCAAGCGTAAAACCGCCCTCCCTCTCGATGTACTCCACACTCTTCTGAACCGGATCAACCAGGATGCCTTTCACTGTGCTCAACACTCAATCTATCGGGTTGGAGTACGGCCCGCTCTTGTCCGCGCAGTCTTGAACCGCATCCCGGCGAAGGAGCCTGATTAATCGCAGGTATTTCGCCGCCTCTAAAGCGCACTCCAGCGAACCGGCAGCCTCGCCTGCCAAGAGTAATTCTTCGCTCATCTCAATACTTGCTTGCGCTTTATCAAGCAGGCTCACTCTGGCCGCCTTCCGTCCTTGACTACCTTCGCGTCCTCCAGCTTCCTGCGGTGTGCTCATGCCGTCCTCCAAACCCAAATCAGCGCCCCAACCGCTAAAACCCACATCACCATTGCCTCAGGCACGCTCATCGCAGCTTCTCCCATAACCCCTCCAATAATTCGTGCTTCGCTCGGGTTTGCCCAGTGCACCGCTCGTTCCCGCGCAATAACCGGTAGTATTCCAAATGCTCTTTCAGTATCCCTAAAACGTACCCTGCCTCCTCCACCGAAAGTTCCACCTTTACTTTGTCCATCATTGCCTCCCCCCATTCTGCCGCTCCCTAATCCCCTTTAACCGCACCCACCGCCGCAGCTCCAGCCGCTCCTTAATCAGTTCCCGCGTCATTACATGAATCTGCCAGCTCGCCCATACCAAACCTATACTCCAGATTATTAGTACACAGGTTGCTGCTAACTCGAAATTATTTATCGTTTCCATCATCTGTCTTGGTACCATTCTTCACCATCCCAGCGTAATCCTAACCAAACCCAAACACTAAAAAGACATTGTTCCGATAAAGGTCGCCGACCATTCTCAATCGCCCGAACCGATGCCAGAGAAAAATGAATCCTCTTAGCCAAATCTTCTTGGCGCATAGCTCGACCAGTTTGGCTAACTATATTACGTAATCGCCGTAACGGATTATCTAAACGCTCGGCCCCAGTCGCAGACATCTCCTACCACCTACCCTTTAGCCGCGGCAACGCCCCTTCGTACCGCCATACCCCACCGTATTCTATCTCACTTGCCGGTTCCACCATCTTGAACTTCATCCCACGCACAAAGTTCGCCACACTCTTTACCCCTACCTTGCATACCCGCTCACTCGCCAATTCCAGGTACCGACACGTCAAGATCCGCGGATTCGGCCCCACCCGAATTACCTCTAACTCCAGCTCGATCCCTCTCCGAACCTCCTCCGCCGGCACCGTTGATACTTCCCCAGCCTCTCCTACCTTTACTCGCTCCGGGACCACCTTTACTTCTTTCTTCGCCATCTCTCCTCCTTTTACTCGCTTCCCTATTCGCCCTCCGCTCGCCCACCGCTCCAAAGCTACCTCCCGCATCCGTCCAGACTTCCGCTTCGCTGCCTCCATCATCCTCCCGGTCTCCGCTCCGTCCCATCCACGTCGCTCCAATTCTATGATCGCTTCTATATTCCCACACTTCGCTCGTTCAACTAACTTCGGTACCGATTTCCTGCTCATATAACTATCTGCCTCCCCTCGCATCTGCCGCCGCACCCGCTCACGGTTGTGCTCTACCTCCCTTTTCCTTATCTCCTCCTCTAGCCATGCCATCCGCACTAACGCCTTCCGTTCCTCAGGCTTTATTAACTTAAGCTCTATAATCTCTATTTTATCCATCGCCGCTATTTGTTTGAGAAAAATTTTCCACGAGCCGCGACCGGTCGCGGCGTCGCCGGCCACCCGGAGATCGACCCCCTCCCCCCCCTTTTTCCGCTGATTTCTTGGCACTACATTTTGGTGCTCGTTTATCCTTGGCTGAAGGTAGTCGTCTAGCGGATCGCCGAGCTCTGGCCGGATGTGCAATCCGTTCCACCACTGGGCAAACAGTAGCTTGGTGGCAATTGGTGGCGTTAATCGGCTCGGGAATGGTGTCGGCATCGACCACTTCGGCGGAGGCACCCAATCCTTCGGTCCGACCCACCATTTGCACTGCATTATCGCTTCCCAGTCGATCTCGACATCGCATTCCTCGACCCATTTTGCGATGGCATCGTACATGCCAGCTGTGTTGTGGAAATTCATGTGGCCATGGACCGGTTAAGATTTGGTGGTACAAAATGCCGCGAGCCTTCTGCTTCAAAGAGCCAAGCGGGTGGGATTGGTTATTTTGAGCACTGAGAGCAGCGGAAAGCAGAAGGAAAGCTCTGTAAGATTCTTTGAGTATTGTGAAAGACCACAGAGCGGTGACACTGGAGAGGCAAGGAGGTCGCATCCAAAGAGTGCTGAGTTCGTAGCTAACGTAAACGCCGGAGATCTGTCTGAGTTGGAGGTATTGATTTTTGAGCAGGGTGATGGAGTGGCGATTGGTTTTGGGCATGAGATGACGGGATAAAAGGCGCTCCGCGTTCGAGGAGGCGAGGGAACTGGATTTTAAAGAGCCAAGCGAGGTTGGCGATGAATTTGAGTTCGGCGTTACGATGGGAAGCAGCTGAGGGACAATTTGCGGTAAAGCGCGGAGCGTTAAATTCGGACATAATTGGTGATGAAACGGGGTTTAAAACGGTGCACGCTCTCGCTCGTTAACTACCTATTCATGTACTATAGGTACGTTAACGAGAGCGTTGTTGCAGATAAAACCGTGGGAGCTGAGGTACAACGCAATGCGCTCATTTCATCAGTTTTGTTGATTTTCAACGAGTTATGTACGTGCAATGGTTTTTTGTGATTTTTCGTTACAGAAGCGGGAGTGAAATGAGACGTGCAACGAGACCCCTGTCTCGTTGCAGGTTTTTGCAATGAGAATTCAGGGGTCGTTGGATTGATGGAATGGAGGGGCGGAGGGCTGGTTTTTGAGGTAATATTTGCGGTTTTTAATTTCGAGCCAGCCGGCGGATTCGGCCTTTTTGGCCAGGCGCGAGACAAAGGCGGTGGTTGCGTCCATTTCCTCGGCGATCTCCGAGCATTGATTAACGCCTGCGGAGACCAATTCTCTGAAAACATCCATTGGCTGGCTTTGTTCGAAGCGGACCAAGATTTCGTTGCCGTTAATTGGGGTAAAGTTCCATTCGAGGCTTTTAGGTTTATCTGGGGCGTTGCGGTTTTTGGTAAAGGTGCTGATGAAATGGGCGCCATGGGTTTCTTCTTCCGGGTCGTTGCGTGGTTCGTGGAGACTGATGATCCAGGCGCTAGGGTCTTCGCGTTTAGAGCTACCGCGCATTTGGCCGCTGCGGCCGGCGTGATGGATAAAGACGACCAGGATATGTGCTCGGCGCAGGCGCAGAAGCCAAGGGAGGATTTTTTCCCAGTCGATGGTTTTGTTTTCGTCGACGCCGCTGACCAGGGTTGAGAGGTTATCGAGCAAGAGCACGTTGAAGTTTTCTTCTTTGCACAAGCTGATGATGGCATTTTGGAGTGCGTAATCGGCCAGGTTCATGATGCGGCCGGTGCGCTCGAAGAGGATTTCGTGATTGATATAGGTGAGGTTAGGGGTGGGTACGCCCAGGACTTTATCGCGCCACTGGATATCGCTTGGGGGCATTTCGCCATCGATATAGAGCACGTTATGCTGGTGGTAGACCTTCCATGGGCCGATATCGCTGCCGGTGGCCAGGCCGTGAGCTATCAGCATGCCCAGCCAGGTTTTGCCCAGGCCGCGGGGGGCGAAGATAAAGCCCAGGTCGCCCTGATAAGCCCAGCAATCGATGACTTTTGGCCGCGGTTTAATCGCCAGATGGTTCAGGCCTGAGCTTTTGGTCTGGCCTTTGGCCAGAGCGGCTTCCCATTCTTTATCTTGGTCATCGTCTTTTGAGTGCCGTCCTGGATCGAGTGGATCGATATCCTGCATGGGGGAATTTTTTCATTTAGGGAGCAGTGAAACACAGAGGTTGCCATCCTTTGATTGGTAAGCGGTGGCTGAATAGGGTTTGCCGGCGACTTTGCCGTTACCGATGTAATCGGGGCTGCGCGGGCTCTGTTTTGCCTTATTGAGTGCAAGGACCAGGTCGCCGCGGTTAAAGAACAGCAGGTTGGAATTGCTGGATCTTGCGACTGCGTAGCGTTTAAGCATCTCGATGTAATGGGCGAAGATTTCCTCTTCGGCTTGGGGCGAGCTGAACCCGTAGCGGTACTCTTCGAAAACCTGGTTGACGCCTGGAGCACCGCCGCAGTCTTCCAGGTGCCCGAGCTCGCGCAATGTCTGGATGACGCTGGCGAAGTCGGTTGCGCCCAGTTCGCGGTAAGCCAGTTCGATCGCTTCCAGGATATAGCGCAACTCTGGGCGGGTGATATGGACTTGGGGGTCAAGCTCGCGTTTGAGCACGGCGATCCGTTCCGGGGCATAGAAACACAAGCTGAGGAGCGACTGCTCGATTTCGGGGGCAAAATGGAAGGTTGGAGGCGGTTCCATTTAGGGCGTGATCTCGGTGGCAAGGAGTCCCAAGTCATTGATTGGTCTGATCCACCATTGGTGTTGGCAAATTGGGCAGCGGATCATGAAATTGCTCCGGATCACTTGCCCATAAAATAAGAACTCCTGGGTCGGTGCACTACAGTTACAGGAGTAAAAATCGACTTTCTCGCTGTCAAATACGATCATGGCTGGTTTGATTTTCAGGGACGAGGCGGCAACGCTTTGCGGCTGCGGACGATTGAGGGTTCGCTCATGCGGGTCACGACCAGGGTGCCGAAAATATCGTTAAAATGGTTGGCCAGTCCCTTGCCGACTTTGCCGGTGCTCAAGGTGAGTTTTTCTTCCAGCCGGCCGATTACAAGATCGGTGCAAGCCAAAAAATCGCTCATGGCATAGCGCTGGGCGCTCCAGGCCTCCAGGGCTTTTTCGACCTCTGGGATCGAGCGCAGCTTGCGCCCGTTGGATAAGGTCCAGCCGGGGAGAGAATCTGGATCGGTTTTGAGCTCGGTTTTGTAGGCTTCTTCCAAGGATTTAATTACTTCTTTAACGGTTTTGATTTCCTCTAAGAGGCGAGCGCCTTTTTCGCCTAGCGGGAGCTGGAATTCGCCAGCTTCGAT